GTGCTGCACCGTCACCAATTGCAGAAGCACCCGCTGTGAACGCATTGTTCAGGATAGCGGCAGCTTTAATCTGCTTGGTTTGAGCCATTGAACGAGCCAATGCCTTGGTGTAACGCGACGCTAGTCGGTCATACAAGTTATCTTCAATGGCTTCCTCAGTGATTGAGAATGCCAAAGCGATGGTTTCGTGTGTGTAACGAGCAGTGTAAGTCTCTTGTGCATCGTCAAAGCTGATGGCAGTGCCTTCGCCTTTAACAGGTGCAGTTGAGAAACCACCAAGCATAACTTCTTCTTCAAAGGCTCTGTCCGAAGACTCCTCTTCAAAGATTTCACCATGCTCGTTCTCGTAACGGTTATATTCCAGCCCGAACAGTGCGTTAAGGCCGGGTTCTAGCTCTTTAGCTAGTTGACTTCTTGAAATAGCCATTAGTTAAACCCTCCTTAAATGCCTGTCGATGTCGCAGTAGTTTGCGAATCGAACCGGCTGGTTGGTGCGTTGAAATGAGCGTTCAATCGCACAATCAAAGGAATACCAGCAGCAGTGTAATCACTGTTTGCTGCGTCATCCATAATACCTACGATACGAAGCGGTAGCGTCGCAGTAGTATTGATTGTTGAAACGCCCAAGGCGGATGTTGAACTACCAGTGTCGGTAGAACCTGACCTAGCAGACGTTCCAAGTGACGCATTCGCGAAGACTGCGGCTTGAGCCGTTGCTCTGTCAGTCAAAGTAGCGTCTGAAGCCACTTTGAATAGTTGGTTTGGATTGTCTGCAACAAACGCTTTCACAGGATGATTTGTGTCAACGCTTACAGCATTTGATCCGGGCCAGTAGTTAATGAAAACCGGTTTCTTAGAAACCGAATCGACGTACTCCACCCCCATCAGGACACCCAATGCTTGAGTAGTACCACCATTGGTAGCACCAGCTTGGTCAATAACGCCAGCGGCCAAAGGCACACAGATAGCGTACTGATAAATAGCATTGGTGTTATTGGATGCGATTTCGTACTGAGTTACCCCAGTTGAGTTAGTCGCAGAGCCATTAAGCCCGATAGGACGAAGACCATAGGCAGTGTTTTGATTTGCCATTTTAGTTTCTCCTAATTAGGGCAGCCCTATTTTTTCGGGCCACCGAAGGTTACACGAGATTGACGATCAGCATTACTGATCCTCATAGTTGAGTGTGCATTCTCGCGCATCATATCGTGGTCAACTGCTTCCATCTGATCCCGACTACGTTTGTTAAAGTATTCGGTTCTTTCGGCTACAGTTTCTTCCGGTATTCTGGCAAGAAGCAATCCGCCTACTCCAAACACACCTTGATATTTACCTGATTCGACAACTGGCGATTCAAAGTCAGGGTATTCATCCTTACGGACCAATTCCCAACCTTCACGCATTTTGGCGCTGATGTTCTTTGTATCATCAAATCCTCGCGTTTCGGCGCGAATCCAACGATGCTTAAAGCCATCAGGGGCAGGTGGTGCATCCAACATTGACGGGGGAGCCCATGGCTTACGAATAGCCTGTTTTTCCCTAGTTTCGTTTGCGCGAGAAGTTCGTTTTATGGCGGAACCCATCTCTTTTGTTTGTTCTGTCATATCATTTACTCCTTCACGTATTTCGCATATTCTTCAAGCGGCACACCCAATTTTTTCGCTATTGCGACTTGGCTAGGGGTGAGTCTAACCTTTTTCCCACTGCGCCCAGATGCGTTCCTTGAAGCTCCTACAACCGTCTGAGCGGGTCGTTTGTTAGAAGCTGTAGCACCCGTATTAAACTTAGAAGCAATACGGTTGTCTAACTCAGTATAGTAGTCATCGCTCTGCGGGTCAAATCCTTCCTCTTCCACTAACTTTTTATGTATACCGAATGCGGCATAAGTCATGGCTTCATCGGACCCAAACCAACTGTTTTTTAAGGCCCACTGTTCCGCTTTAGGATCAGGCCTTTTAGGTTGTTGGGCAGGCATTGGTTGACGTACTTGTTGCTGTGCAGCAGCTTGTGCCTGCTGTTGCGCACGGGCAGATTGCGCTTTTGCTTGTGCTGCGCGGTCTGCTTGAATAGCTAAATTAGTTAAAGATCGCTGCGCTTCGACAGTCGCTGCGCTGTCACCTATCTCAATAGCTCTCGCAAGCGCGGCTTCGGCTTGCTGCATTTGAGTGGTGACACGATTTGAATACTCAGACACGTAATTAGTGTCCAGAGCTTGCATACGCTGCTTGAGTTGTTGCGACTCACTTTGTACGCCTTGGGCATACCTAATCGCTTCTTGCTCACGCCTTTCGGCTTCGCGCATTTTTTTGGTCAGCCGGTCAATACGCTTTTGCGTTGCTGTTTCGGCTTTTTGAAATTGGTCGTCGCTACTTTCCGTCTCGACTCCTTTTGATTCTACTTGATCCTCATTTACCTCTACTTCGGTTTCTTGAGAATCGCCCAAGTCTAATTCGACCTGTTCTTTTTCGGCTTCAGCCATAATAGTCTCTCCTTACGTTAATTGGTGTATATCTTCTGGGTCCAAGATTGTGGACAAGATTTCATCATCGTTAAGGATGCGAACCTCACCACCGTCAATTTGGAAACGCGACCCGGCATAACGCGCAAACAAAACCCACTGTTTTGCTTCGCACCATGGACCTGATGGGAACTTGTCTTTGTCCGCATAGGCCAAGGGGCCAACTTTAAGAACGTACCCAACCTGCGTGGACACCTGACTCTTTTCCTGAACTTCGTTAGGCAAGAAAATACCGCCTGCGGTTTTCGCTTTGCCTTGATAAGGAAGAACTAAGAGTCGCCATCCGGTAGGTTCCGGCATTCTTTCAAGAAGGGATTTACCAATTGCCTCTGGATTGAGACGTGGCTTTTCTACATACGCATCAGCTAGATTAGGCTTATCGTCTTTCTTAGCCTCTGATGGTTTTTTGATAGGTTCTGACGGACCAGACTCTGCTTGTATGTTAAAAGCAGCATTTGGCGCGGCAGACAAATCTATCTTTGTTGATTTAGTCATTAGATCGCTCCTGTTTATCTAGCAGGCTCTTGAGTTCCTGTTCCACGTGATTTAGGCATTCCATATTGCCCATAAGCTCACGATATTGCTCCATAGATTTAACATTGCCATATATCATTAAATCCGTCACCGATTGACGCCTTTCTCTCAAGACTCGAAAGACCGCTTCGGCTATATAAATGTCATCCATTTACTCCTCGCATAATATCAAACAATGTCTGATAATATCCTAGCACAATAAGTATAAGATGCGCTAGGAGAAAGTATAATTATATCAGACAGATCGCAGTTCAAAGTGCGGACCATCAATAAATGGCCTGCGCCCCTGACTACGCCTTAAATCCACATAAGAGTTCATGGCTTCTTCCATTGTGCCATCCCAACTCCTTAAATCATCCACAGTCCACGCTGCGCCCCAACGTATGTGCGCACCGGTTTCTATTGCCGCAGCCTTCATAGCATCGGCTAGATCGTCGTACAAGTTCAGTTCCCAAGACCCACGTGAACCCACGTAAGCCATTAAATCTACAGCGTGACCGTAACCATCATCTTGTCGCAGATGATACGACTTCATTGTTTTTGACGCGCCTTTTTTAAACAAGGCTTCCTGTTCTTCTAAAGTACGAACGCCATAGATCACACCAAAATCTGTTTTGGTAAGTTCGATAGCACGTTTGACTGTTTCTACAAGCTTGGGGTGAACACCTTCCATCTTGCTTAAACTGCGGTTTGATAACTTGAAACTCATTTGGTTAAACCCTTCGCCTTTTCAAAAGTACGGAGGCCGCCAAGCCCCAACATACCAAGCAGTACAGTCATTAGGCTTTCCATGTCAAACGCCGGTAATTCTGGAGCTTCTACCCCAGCGTAAGCAAAACCAAAAGTTATCATAGGAACGAGTACAAAATGCCATATCATGGCAAAAGATAGACCCCAACCCAAAAACGGTCGCCAGCCTGCAATAAAGACGCTTCTGTGCTGCGCCTCCATCTTATTGATTTCTAACTGACCCATGTTTGCTTCATGGGCTTGTTTTTCTGCCATCGTGGCGATCTCATGCGCCAGCTTGGCTTTTTCGTCCGCATCGGGAATAAACTTGTCTAGTAACCCGGTAACTGGACCGATTAACGATTGCAACATAGGCACCTCCTGCGATTTGCCGCATTTTATCTTATACTGATTTTAAAAATTAATAAAGTCAGAAAAAGTTAATCATCGTCTTTACGCACAACCGGGTCACGAAAAATTATCTTTGTGCCCGCGGAAGATGCCGGTATTTCTCTTACGCGGCAGTAGGTTTTGAAGTAAGGGTTTTGACTAAAGATAAAGTTGTTTTCCGCAACACTACCGGTGTTTAGCGCGTTGGAATACTCAATGCACGACGTAAGCTCTCGAAAGTAAAACTCTTCGCCAGTAGGTTGGTTGCGCTCTAAAACGATGAGAACAAAAATCATCATCGTGTCCATTACAGCCGTCTCTTCTTCTTGACAGCCTGTGTTTTCGGCGCTTCAGGGGCAACAAGAGCCCAAGTTAAAGTGTGTAAAGGACGTTGCCACGCAGTGCCTAAAATGTAGGCACCTCTATTTTGTATGTACACCATGGCACCATAACCGCATTTGCCTTGGTTATGGTAAAGCCAACTCTGCGCTACCTCAAATCGTTTTGCTGGCGGGTGAACGTCTGCTAAGAGAACAAACTCCCGTAGATCGCAGTCTAATTTTGGTTTTGCTGGATTAAAATGTTGATGAGCTGCTGCAATTTTTGGTCGCTGGCCTTGGCGGTTTCCTCCATTGCTGCGAGGTTTTTTGTGATGGTCTGGATGGCCTGCTCATTTAATTTTGTGCTTGTCCCGTTTTCTTCGGCTTTAGCTGCTGTCGCCCTTACTTTCTCTTCTAGTTGTATGACTTCAGCTTGAGTGGCTTCTGCGTTCGCCGTAACTGTTCCATAAGACACTGCAACAGTCAGCGCCCCTATAGCAAGAGGGAGCGCCCATGTCGGGACTTTTATATGTGTTTCAGACATAGTTAACTCCTGAAAAAATTATAGTATACATAAAAATTATTTACGCGACATCCATGCTGAAACGCCCATGTAACTACCAACGATACCTGCGATAGTAATAAAAAACACGTCGGACACGTCTTTCAATAGCTCTATGCGAGAGTCTGGAATGAAAGGCATAAACAACATGGCAGTAAAAACTGCACCACCAATCATGGCTGACCGGGCAATGCGAAGCTGCGCCATGTGCTTTCTGGACTGATCCTCGAACTCTCTAATCTCACGAGCGCGATCAATCTCTACGTCGCTAACCACACCATCATGATCCAAGTCGTATTTCTCGTATTCTGATTTTTCTTCTAACCGCTTAACCATTTGACCCACACCATAAGCAATACAAAGCCACCTATAACCATAGAAACAGCAATAAAGATGGCAAAATACTCCATGTTCTTAGCTTGCTGTCGTTTACGTTCCTCTTCTTGTTCCCGTCTTTTTTTACGAGCTTCGGCTTGAAAGCGTACCCAGTCATCGTACAAGCCCGGACGACCATACAAGCGCATCATGCTGGTCAATTCTTTTTCTATTTGTTTGATTTTTTCAAGAGCCATAAACTCTTCAAAATCGTTTTCTGTCTTTCCCCCAAGAAGAGACAAAACACTTTTCTTTTTCTTTTCGCCGCGTCTTTTGAGGTCTTCTTTGGCACCAACCATCTGTCCGATTGCCCCCATGGCATCGGAAAGGTCACGCCCGTTAGCGACAAACTGTTTTAAAACATTGAAGCCTGCATTAAAGGCAGCTAATTCTGCTAACAAATTTGGTTGCCCCCGTTTTCACATTAGCCTCCGCCAGCCAGTGATCCTATACCCTGTTGAGATTCAGGTCTTTGGAACGGGTTAGCACCAACCGGCATTGTCGGTTGTGCGCCTGTTAAACCAAAGGTACTGGCCGATCTCACGTTAACGGGTCCGGGAGGAGGTGCTGTATCGACGGTTCCGTCATCAGTTCCATCTCCGGTTCCTAAATCTCCTACTGGAGCAACAGGTGTAACGGTGTAGCTACCGCCAGTGGTTCCGGTTCCGCCGGGGTCGTATGGGCCCATTCCTATTGGACCTATGTTGCCAATACCGCCAATACCGCCAACGTTTATGTTTGCCATCCCGCCGCTTGCGTACCAATCATTTAAAGCCGCAAGTGCCTCGTCATCCATACTAGAACGATCCACACCTTCAGGAATAAACGGATACGGATTATCATTTACAGTTGGATTGTACGGATCGCTAGTTCCACTGTTTACACCGCTACCGGACAATCCCTGAGTCGGATCTACAAAGCCACCGCTATCTGCTGGGTTTTCGCCTAAACCAAAGTCTGGGACAACTACATCTAAGCCCCCACCGGTATTTGGGGTAGTGCCTATTGTGTCATCAACGGGTAGTGTAACATCGGGGCTAAACCCACCGCCGACTTCACCAAACAACGGTCCCGCAGTACCTAAATTACCTATTAAGTTGCCGTCTGCATCGTAGACAGGTCCGCCCAACGTTCCTACTTCCATGGTAGGTCCGTCCTCATTTATACCCTGACCCGCAGTTAGGTAGGACGACGGATCAACCCCCGTGCCAACCTGACCAAGGTTTATGTTGCCTATGTTGAAATTTGCTAGTTCGCTCATGTCTGTATCGGACAGATTCAAGCTAGTTAAGTCAAAACTACTGCCATCGGGCATGGGTATGTCACCCGCGGGCGCTGTCTCAGACAAAGCGGGCAAGCCTGCTTCATTGACTTCGCTACCAAGGTAGTCACCAAAGCCAACTGCTGGGGCCATGGTTTCAATACCACTTATGCCACCCCTACCGCCCGTTGCACCGTCCATGTTTAA